TGGAGTTTTCCTTGAACATCGAATAGATCAATGCCGTAAGCTTGCAAGAATGACGCATAGATATAGTCACCGTCAAAACGAATGTCATAAGGTGCTTGCTCTTGCTTGCCATTGCTTGCAGTAGTCTTCATAGGATTACCAGCGAGGTCATACTCGACATGGTTGTCTTCGACTGTTGAAAGGCTGATATGTTCCTCGAAAACCTCGTTAAACACCTCGGACATTTCCTCGACAGTGAAGTCTTCTAAAGTCTCACCGGTCAAAATACGAATACCGAAATGTGGTTTAACAAACTCTGGAACATCTTCATCCCTCCACATCTCAAAGAGCCGTAGAACATTATCAAAGGACAGATTAAGAGGAAATTCTTCATCATCGATTACTAACTTATCTGTTAGTTTTCGTGATATATCTAGCATGATTACTCAGCCAAATATTTATCGAAGGCTGCCTTTGAGTTTTGATTCTCAAATTCAGAACGAATACCGTTGATAGTTTCAATCAGATAGAACATGGCGATACTTGTTGATTCACCAGCAAACGCATAGACAAGTTTAAACGCTTCTTCATCGTCAAAGATTTGTTTGAAAGCATCTTCAATAAAACCCTTTGACGCATCAATGGCTTCTTTGTTGTCTGTGTCTTGGATAATCATGCTTTTGGCTTCCAAATCTTTACCGACTTCTTCCATACGTTTTAGATTGCTATCTGATAATGGAAAATTAAGTTGGAACTCACCAAAATCTACAGGGATGACATTGCTACGTTTTTTAATTACTACCATGTTTGTTATTCTCCTTTTTGAATACGAAAAAAGAGGGGAAGGGCTAACCCCCACCCCTCTAGTTGTCTTATCTTTGTTTTATTTAGTTAATTATCCGCCTACGACTGGTGTCCCAGTTTCTGATGATGCACCAGAACGAGCAGCACGGCCAGAAGTTTCTGAACCAGCTCCAGCTACTGCTGCGGCTGCGACTGGTGATGCAGCGACTTCATGTTTTTCTGGCGTACGAGACCAGTTAACTTGGAACTTGATTGTTTCAAGCTCAGACGCTTCACCGTCACCGACTTCAATTTCAGAAAGTCGTGCAAGACCTTCTTTGTAAGTTTTGCCATCGGCAGTAACTTCCTTGTACCAGACGATGAGGTCATCAGCTACAGCATCTTCCTTGTCAACGACAAAGTTTTGAGCTTTATCTGCATAATCACGGTGACCCTCAAACGAGCGTCCACGGGATTTTGAAGTGATAACTTTTTCTTTGGTACCGTCGCCGTCGAAGTAAGCAACGTCATCATCTTCTGCGTCGTTTTCCGGTGCAGATTCTTTGATACCCTTGGCAATCCACATATACTTATCTTCAGTTGGTGGAGTGTCTGGATGTTCTGGATCGAACGGTGCAATGTAATGCTTACGAATCGCATTTTTAAATTTAGCCATTTAGTTAAGGCTCCTTTCTACTTCTAGTCTTGCCTGTAAATCAAGCAAGTAAATGTAATAGTCTTGGTCATTGACATCGTTAAGGCTCGGTGTCTCAACTTTCAACGACAAGAATGTGTAAGAATTGTTTAAACTTGGTAATTCAAGACCGATTTTGGAAAGCTCAGTGTTGATTTTCCAAAGTGTTGCGTTCACTTTCAGTTGGTCTTTGGACTTAATCGCTATCTCATAAGGTAGCGACAAAATCTGTGTGCCAGCCATGTCTTCGTCTTCAACCTTGCCGCCGGGCAAAGCGTATATTACCAAGTCTTCACCTTCGTTTAGGTAATCAAGTCGAGGTGTTAGTGGCAAGCCTAGACCTGCTAGAAAATCTTGCAACACCTCTGAAAAATCGTTGTTATTCACTATTTAACCCCCATTGCTCTAAGGGCTACTTGCCCCCATTGTTTACTGTGTTTAGCAGCAGCTTTCTTGTCCCAACGTCCACCAGTGCCCGGTTTCGGTTTCTGTGCTAGCAGTCTGTCTTTGTTTGCAAAGAAGAATTTACGCTGTTTCTCTGAAAAGAATAGCTTAAGCCTGCGATTATAAAACCTAATCCTTGCGTAAGGTGTTGACCATACCAACGTGTCAACGTTAGAATGTCCGCTACCTCGCAAGTGTCCCGACTGGACTGGTGTGTACTTGTTCATATCCAAGAGCATTTGATTACTCATGGCAATCTGACCACGTCTGACCGCTTCAGGACTGCATTTCTTTTCAAGTCCTTGTAAATCTACCTTGATAGTTACATCAGCACCCATTAGATCACCTCGATTTCATAGCACAGAATAGTGTGTTTAAACGGATGATACTGAGGAATAATTTTACGGATAATGAAGTCTCGGTGAGTGTCATTTACTCGACCGTCACGCCAACTATCATCCAACTCAATAGGTGTGTACTCCGGATAGACCATGAGAACAGAAAAGTTATCCTCGTTGCGAGACTGACCACTGCCAGTATGAGATGTTGAACGGTCAAACCTTACATGTTTTAACGTGATAGGGTCTGAATACGTCTCTTTTCCCCACTTATCAACCTCAGCAGGCTTCTGGATAGTGACAGTATCAACTAGCATGCGTTTATCTATCATAGCCCACCGCCTTGCAGCCAAAACCAGCTAATGTCAGCCAATTTAGAGCGTCAAGAGATAGATTATACCGCTTGCCACTCTGAGAACTACTAGATGCGTTCTGATAGCTTACATGAGTACGTCCAACCGTCATGCTTGCCAATGATGTCTTGTCCTCGGCAGTCATTACACCACTTGAATCAAGATAGGCAATCTGATAAGCTACCGCCTTCTTAACTGCTTGTCTTCGTGGTTCGAAGTCTGTTTCAAAATCGGTGAAGTCGTAGAAGTGCTTGATATACAAGTCAATAATCATGCTTGCTCTAGCTCGTAGCTTTTCAAAATCTTCCACATCTTCAAAACCAAGTTTTAAAAATTCCGTTTCGGTTAAATATGTCATTTAACCACCTCCTTCATCATTTTAGGAGGTCTACAAGTTCCGCTTTAGTCAGCGTTGAAATGCCAGTGAGACCACGTTGTTGTGCGATAACTCGCAAATCAGCGACAGTCTTGTCTTCTAGTGTTTCAGCCACTTGTTCTACTGTTTCAGTAGTGGGAGTGGGTTCAGTGTCGTTCAAATGACGACGCATTAACATACCCATTAGGCACCTCCGAACTTAACCACCTTAGAGTCATCGTAGAGATAAACACCGTAGTATTCATCACCAGAATAAACAGTGGTTTTCTTCAAAATGTCACGGTCATTTTCAATCATGACATCACGTTTCAAGTTGATCACGAATGCTCCGTATTTAGCATCGTCGTCTGTGTCTGTTTGAAGTGAAGAAACTTTGACAAGGAAGCCTTTTCCTTCTTCGACCTTTTTGGTGCGAACGATTTGAACGCCAGCCACTTCACCGAAAGTACCAGACATGACAACATCAGCACCAACTTCTGAGCCTTTGAGCCAGTTTTGACCAGCGTCAGCACGCAATTTGATGGCGTCTTTTGGATTGATAAGGGCAACATAGCGAGCGTCTTCTTCGTCTGCGAAGATTTCCAAGGCTTTGTCAATGTTAGCTACTGAAACAGGGGCTTCAGTGATGTTTTGAGTCGCTGTTTTAGCAACTTCAACGATGTCGTTATCGACTTTGTTAGCGATAGCCAAAGCAATCTGATTAGTAGCTTCACCATAAACATTTCCATGTCCAACCAAAGCAGCCTTATCAGTGATTTCGATAGCTTTCCCTGCTTGCTTGATTTTCATTTTTGTTTCTTTAGTGCCCAATCGGTCAATTGGAATCGCTTGACCTTCAGTGATTTCAGTGGCATCACCAGAATAAGTCCATTGTGGCACTGTGAGTTCGTCCCCCGGACGACCTACGAGAGTTGTCTCCACTACTGCTAGTGGTGTGAATTTGATAAGTTTAGGCAATTTAGCTGATACCATGTCGGCCATAACCTGTGGATTGATGACTTGTGCAGTCGTTGTTGTTCCAAGAACCATAGATTAAATCATCCTTTCAATTGTTGGTATAGTTCTGGGTCTTTATCAAAAAGCTCTTGACGCTCATTGATACCCATGCGTTTAAAATCTTCTTTGGTAAGACCATTCTGACTAGCAGTTGGATTGCCACCAGCGAAGATTTTAGGCTGTGCCGCTTGTTCGTCTTGCTTAAATAGATATGGACTTGTTTCTTTCAATCCTTTAATGACCTTATCTAGTTTAGGCTTACCAGCTTCATCAAGTTCGATTTCGTCAAAGTTGATGAATTTAGCAAGGTCATCCGAATTGTGAGCATCCACATCTTTCAACGCTAGACGAATAGCATTTGATTTAGTAACTTTCGCAAGGTTAGCTTCATTCTCTGACTTGTAAGAGTCAAATTTAGCTTGTAAGTCCGTCAATTGTTGTTTGAGCTCCTCACTTGCTCCCTCTTTAGCTTGCAAGTCATTGAGCGCTTGGCTTTGTTGCTCAAGTTGTTGTTTAAGGCTGTCGTTTTCAGCTTGTAATTCAGATTTAGCTTGTGCTTTCGCATTCTCAATCCCAGAACCGTACGCATTCATTAAGGAATCAATCACTGCCTTGTCTGTAATACCAGCTTCAACTAACATGTCACGTTTCAAACTCATGTTTAAAACTCCTTCGTTTTACGTCCAAGGGACTGTATTAGCCCAGTTTTACGACATTTGACAGGTCAAATAGAAAAACCGCATCAATTCGATACGGTTTAAGCGTGTTTCTTCGATAAAATTTCACGTTGTCTAATAGCTTCACGAGTCTTAGCTAGTGGGTCATCATAGTATCTCTCACGTTCTCTATCTCGATACAAGAATGGATACTTATCAACATACGATTTTAAGACTCTCTTTTGCTCTGTAAGCCTTGTTTTGTATTTAGCGGTCAATTCATCATTGTGCATCGTTTCGGCAACGTGTAGACGCTCTTTGGCGCTTCTGATAGCTCTTTCCATAGCTCTCTGCTTGCTCTGAATGTTAGCGTTCTCGATAGCTTGTTCTTCAGTCAGACCTTTCAAATCATCATCAATGTCTGGCATATAGTTGACGCCGGGAATGAACGGGGTCATAGTGTGTCCACAGTTTACACCTTGGCACCCTCCGGGCTTACCGTAGCCATAATCATCGAGGGCAAATATCTTAACACCTTCTTCAGTCCTAGCTTGCCCTGTGGTCACTATCTGATTCTGGAGAGGTGCACACATTTCTCTGGCTGCTGCCTTAATGGAATAATAGAACGTATCAATTCCCAACTCTTGAGCTGGTCGCATTCGCATTTCATTGAATGTACGTCTAGCAGTCGTTTTAATGACTGTCCTAGCGTAAGCATCAGCTCTCTGTCTTCGTCCAGCTCTGTCAGTATAGCCATAGAATCCTCGCTCTTGAAACTTCATTATCGTTTCATCAAGGGCTTTCTGCGGCGTTGCCATGCCAGTGATTACCTTGGCTACTGTAGTCTCGATAATATCCTTGTACGTTGCTTGTACGCTCTTTGGCAAGGTCGTATTAATAAGATTATGGACATCATGGATTGCTTGATTAGAGTAGCTGATAAGGTCTTTCATAACTTGATAATTATAAGTGTTCGATTTTAACTGAGCATGAGTGTCTTTATAGACTTGATAACCCTCGTTTTCAATGATGTATCTGATTTGCTTTTCAGCAATCCCAGAATACTCAGCAATGAGTTTGATATTGTGATTGTTCAACATACCGACATCAGCCATTTTCTCTAATTGCCAGAGATAAGGCTGTTGGTCAAGGTAATAAGTCCCACGGTCATGTAGTCTCTCAACCACATTATCGAACAGGTCGTTACATAATTGACGGTAAATATCTGAAACATTATCAGCCATCAACATTAGTTGTTGGTCATTTAGTTTGATACGCTTTTTCTTAGCCATAGCCTATCACTCCCCGTAGATATCGACCTCTTCACTTGTCCTAAAACTATCAGCGCTTACCATGGTTTCATCATTGATTGCTTGGTAAATCTCTTGTGCTTGTTCTTCAGTCACGTTGAGAGTTTTCTCGATAGCCATAACTTTCGGTGCGAATCCAGACGCTACCATCTTAGACCAGTAATCAAACTCAGCGTTACGATCAGTAAAAACACCGTCGTCTAAATCTACACTGATTTCATCCATCGTTGGAATCTCACCAGAGTATAGATTGTAGACCTTGGCAAGCTCTAGGATTGAGACTACAAGCTCTTTCAACGACTGCTCGACAAGAGTAGCGATAGAATTACGCATTTGATAGGTGTCTGATTGCTCTGAGACGACCTCTGTAGCAGTCTTCATGCTCTTACCGTCGAAGCTAAACATACCAGCGGACACACCTAACTGCATTTCAAATAGGCTCAATCCTTTGTTGATAGCTTTAATATAATCGTCTGAGCGAATATCAGTAGTAAGGTCGGTAATGCCAATACCTTTATCCATGTCACCGCTATCGAATTGCTCGTAGACATTGTGACCAGTCTCAAACTCACGTTTGACTGTCACTTTCTCACCGCTGGCGTCGTACTCAGTCTTAATCATTTGAGTAGGTACTGCCACACGACGCTGTCCCATCTTGACCTCCCACATAAATTCGTCGTAAGTGGTATTGATGAAGTCCATCGTAGTTTTAGCGTTGTCAAAAATAGACAAACCTAGAGGACTGTTAATATCCTTGTTATTCATTCCAGGCGGTTTCAAATACGTAAATAGCGGTCTTGTAAGTCCGTTTAGTGTGACAGTTTCCTCTAAATCCTCATAGAGCATTGATAGAGGTACACGTTGACCGATACGAGTTTTAGACTCAGATTCGTATAGCTCATTAGTTATCGTGTAACTGTCCTTAGTCCACTCATGAAATTCAATCAGACTGTAGTATTTTACTTTCTGCCCTTCCGTTTTAAGTGTTTTAGTCACGATAGCGGCACTTGATACGTCTTGAGTATTTGATTGCAGTGGCAAGAACACTGGTGCTTGCACGAATGACACTCTAACACGGTCATCGTCAACATATGGACGCATAGCAAGGCCGCCGAGAGCAAGACACGATTCTAGGTAGCGTTCGAAGTTCTTTGCGAATCGGTCAGTCTTCAGTGTCTCGTTGATGAACGTATCAGCGGTTTCATTATCAACTTGAATCTTAGCTTGTTCATTGAATACGAGACTTGCTACCTTCTTCGATGCGGTGCGTCCAATAGGCAAGTGATTGAAGTCACGTTTTAACTGTGTTCCATTACTATCTCGATAGCTCACACGGTCAAAGCTACCCGCAAAGTATCGCAGATTATCCATGATACGGCTGTATTCTTCTGGTGATATCGCAATCTTAGGATGGTCTGTGATACTGTTTAGACTTTGATTAGTTATCACGTAATTACTCCTTTTAAATATGTTCTTAATGGTCTGTATGATCCCCATTAGTAGCTCCTTTAAGCCTTCAAATCTAGTTCTCTAGCGTTATCTAAAACAAAGTATTTCATAGAGTCGCAACAGTGGTCATCCTCTTTAATTACTTTAGGGTCGTCTGTATGTATCGTTTTCTCATCATAACGATACATCTTGTGCTCTTCGTAGAATATCTTGTTAGCTGGAATGTCCAAGTAATAGAACCGCCCCTCTGCTAGTAAGCTGATAACCATGTCAATCATGGTCTGATTCTTCTTCTTAGCTACTGGGTGCCAGCGCTCGCCAAAGTCTTTGAAGTATTGGTTTCTCAATGCACCTTCTGCACTATCGATAGTCATGCGTAGTTTAGGCACTCGGTACTGTTTAAGTACCTTGTCAATGAAATTGCTAACCATGACAGTCAATTCACTCGGTGCCTTCTTAACCACTTGACCGGCTGGGCTGTAATAGAATGTATCTAACAGAATCACATTACCCTTTGCAGTAAGGCCATAAGCACCGCATGCCGTAGCTGATTGCTGGTGTCCGGTATCCATTGCAAACGATATCCCGATGAGCCTATCGTCTGTTGGCAAGCTAGCGATAGCGTGGAATGCGCTCATGTTATACACTTGATTTCCAAGCCCCACCGCTTCACCTAAATACAAATAGCGATAGTAGTCGTAATCGTTCTGTTTAATGCGTTCGATATCCTCAAGCATTTGTTCCGTAACAAAGCCTAATTCATCGTCTAAGTAAGTGCTTGAGTGAGCTAGGTAGTTATCGTTAGTCTTGATATCCTCAAACCATTCGTTAATCCAACTATAGGGATTCCTAGGCGGGTTGTACGACCAGAAGAATTGAACGAACGGGGCTTTCTCATGCTTTTGCCGCATGAAAGTCACGTTAGACTGGTCAAAGTCCTCAGCGTTGTTAAACTCAGCCGCTTCCTCGTACCAGACTGCAATGATGTTTCCGATGTCATTTGATTTCAGTTTCTGGAAGTCGTCTTGACCGTAGAAATAGAATGTCGAACCAGTACGCTTATGAACTATCTTAAACGGACTTACAGTGGCTCTAAACTGGCTATCCAGACCAAATAGACTAATGGCCCATTGAACCTTGTTAAACACACTGTCACGGATCGTGTTAGCTACTTTCCGAATGACTACCACGTTAGCTTTTTCGCCCCTCATGATGTATTTAATCATCATATAGACGAGTTTCAGCACGATAACCGAGGATTTGAAAGAGTTACGCCCGCCCTTTAGCACATTGTAAGGCTTTTGAGACTGCCAGACCGACTTGAAATGTGGGTTAACATTCTTCTGAATATCAATCGTTGCCATCTGGGATATCCTCCCATGCGTTGACAATGTTGAGGTTCATTGTGCCTTCAACACCGCTATCAAGCTGTTCTCTTAGCTTTCTGATCTCAAGCTCCAATTTCTCGGACTGTTTAGCCGTTGGATAACGTTTCAAGATTTCAACAATTGCTTTGATAACTGTATTGTTGTCAGCCTTCTTCATCAACCTTTCAACTTCACCGGTCAAGGGATTCATCATCAAGACTTCTTCATCACGTTTCCCTCTAGCAATGTCGGACAGGATGGACAAGGCTTCTTTTGCATCCATGATATTCTCATCGTGCATTTTCTCAACTTCGGCTTGGATAAAGCGTTTAATTTCAAGTTTTTTCAAGTTTTGCCCAGCGATACGCCCTGCCGTCTTTTCGCTATATCCAGCATTGATAGCTGCCTGTGTGGCGTTACCTAGCTTGATATACTCGCTAGCAAATAGCTTCTGTCGTTGATTTAGCCCAATATGTCCACCTCCTTCACTGCTAGATTTTTGTGCATAAAAAAGACAACCCACAAAATGAGCTGTCTAGCTATAATTATCAATACTAATATTATATCGCTGTTATACCGCTATATTCTCGCTTATTCTTTGCAATAATCTCCTGAAAATACCAGACATTCACCGTTTCTGTAGTTCTCAGCAAACTCTAAAATGGCTAGCTCTCTCATTCGATAATACTCGCTTTCAGAATATCCAAGATCCATATAGACTTCAATGTTGTACTGCTTACGATTCCTACAATAACACTCTATCAATATCTGGCTGTAATGCCTGTCTGATAATGCGTTGATAGCTCTGACAATAGCTTGTAAGTCTTGCTCAGCGGCTACCTTGCGTGTTACTATGCTTTCGGTCTGACTATGGACCATGCCGTCGAATGATTTGGGTTCTAATGAGAATGAAGCTGTTACTTTAGGGGCGTATTCCAAGCCCGCTATCCGTGTTAGCATACGATACCTTCTTAGCACCTTTATAGCTTTCTTTTTAGTTGCGGTTTTATCTACGTCCGCAAATAGATTGATACTTGCCATGACACCCCTCTTGTGTGATATAATAGTTATATCGTCTTTCAAAGAGTGCCGGCCATTGTGTCGGGTCTTTTTTTTTTTTTTCTTCTCCTTATTTATAGGATTGGAAAAAATAAAG